TCTCAAAATCCATTTTGTCAAAATGAACTTCTACATCTTCATAGACTTTTTGGTATTCAGACTTTTGTTGGCTTATGTACTCATACTGTAAGCTATTGAAATGATTCATGTTTGTTATATATGAAACATCACTGAACAAGTCTGATTCAATATTTAGTTGAGATAATTCATGTTCAGATAAAGAGTCGATGTCAAAAAGCAAATCAGTTGTTTTTGCTTTGTTCTTTGTCATCATGTGTGTAGCTTGGTTTGCATTTATGTATGTGCTTTCTTCATACATATCGAGGAATTGATCTTGTTGTTCGTGACTGCCAATGCAGAGAGCAGATGCAACAGCCATTCCAAACTTGTTTTGACGGAACTGTTCTTTAGCCGTTTCTGACAAATCCGCAAGAGCAAGTCGTTGCATAACCCATTTAGTTGTCTGACCAAAGCGTTTTGCAATACCGTCATAGTCATCAGCACCTGTTGAGGCGATGCCAGCAATAACATCACACTCATCTAGAGGGTGCATAGCTTCACGCATCATGTTGGCATGTAAGCCAAGCTCTCTGTCGTAGCTGTCTACTACAAAGCATGGTACTGGATAGGTGTCATTTGCTAAAGCTTTGAGTGCTTCTAGCCTTCGATTGCCGTCAATCACAATATAGCCATTACCATTTTTGGTAACGACCAGATTGTGAAGAAGACCTTTTGAGGCTATGGAAGCCTCTAGTTGCTGATACGCAACCTTGTCCGTTGATACCTTGCGAACATTGTTAAGATCAAACTTAAGTTCACTCAGGGGAATCTGTGATAGCATCGTCTATGTACTCCACTAAAATTGTTTGTTCGTTAATTTCGAGGCCATTAAACATCTCACGAACTTTGCCATCATTGTCAGTCAAGGCAATGTTGAGGCAAACTCTGTGAGGGTTATAATTTTTACCTGTGGGCTGATACAGTCTGATGTATACATAACCATCATCCTGTGGCTCTATAGTTGCTTTTGACACATCAAATGTCAAGTGACCTGATACATATGGACTATTAATAGACATCATTTATCTCCTCTAGGATGACGTGTTCTACATGAATACTGTCTAGTTGTCCTTGTTCGTCAAGGATTTGTCTCTCAGCTTCTTCGATGGCAGAGTCTTCTGTAGTTGATTCTACAGTGATGTAGTATTTATTGATTGTCTCTATAGTAAAGACATATTCTTGTTTCTTTAGATTAAGCATTTAATCCTCCATGATTCTATCGGTAACATATTTGCTTGCGAGGACTGTACAAATCCATATTGGTGCGCTGATAACCGACATCATTAGTGTTGGGTTGAGGCCAATGACTATCATCATAAGTGTGATAGACAACGTGAGTATTAGGTGAACAGTGACAAACCAGCCAATCCATGAGGCTTTTGTCTTTATGCCCATCATGTGGGTCATACGTTGATATATATTCATTTGCAGTCTCCTGTTTAGAGATCGTGTTTCTTTGCGTAGGCCATTGCTTCATAAGGTCCTCCTAACCAAGTAATTGATTTGCTTAGTTCCTCAATAGATGTTTTGGCTTCAATAGCTTCGCCCTCTTCATCTGTGTCAAGGACAAGGCCGTAGCCAGCAAGAGGCGATGGATAATCTTTATGGAGGAAGAACATTTGTTCAGAACCTTTGCTGTAAAGTCCTTCGTCATCTAAAAATATATCCCCTTCATCTACTCTAACTACTGTGAACATACTGCATTCAATGTGAGTTTTAATGTCGTGCCAGTCTCCACTGTAATCTATCATGGTGATAGTTTCTCTGAATGGATCAATCATAAATGCTTTCATTTTTTATTCCTCTCAATCATAAATTTACATTTTGGAAATTCGTCTAGCCATTCATTAAGAATGTTTTTGAAGTGTATTTTGTTTTTATGTCTAAACTCTTCTTTCCAGCCTTTATCTGTGTTTACATATAAAACCCATTGCATGGTTGTCTCCAATAAAAAAGGGGTGTGAATCCGAAAAATCACACCCCAGTTTAACCCTCTACAGGGAGGTTCTAAATAGAGGGTCTAGAAAGGAACATCTTCTGAAGATGATGGGGCAGATGAACCAGACGGTGCATCGTCACTGCGTGATGCAAGACGGAAGGTTGAACCTGATCCTGCAAGCTTGACTTTAAATGCACGTTGTTTGATACCATCTTTCTCATACTCTTCAATGATAGGAGTACCTTGAGCGTACACTGTAGTACCCTTTTTGACAAGCGGTTCAATAACATTGGATACAAGACCCTTACCGTTAGAGCCGTCCCAAGCCTCAATGCGAAACCAGTGAGTGTTCTCTACCTGTTCGCCTGACTTGGTGCGGTACTTCTCGTTGACAGCGATTGAGAAGTTAGCGACTTTAGTGCCGTTAACATCACGAACCTCTGGGTCTGAACCTACGTTACCTGATACTGTGATTTGTGCGATATTCATAGCGATTCTCCTTGCGTTAGCTATGGTTGAGTTGTTGAGGCGTCACGTCTAGCCTCATCTACCAGATTGCGACCATACATGTCTGGTACTGGTATGTTTTCTGTGAGGGGGAACATCCTCCCACACAAACTTGTACTTTTTAAATGTTGGCTTTTTGTAACCAATGATCCGCTTGGTGAAATACAAGACCATTGATATCAATGCACCACCGATGACAGCCGCCATCATACCTGCAAAAGTACCGAAGAAAAGTACGGTAAGCAGTAATGAAGATGAAATATCAACGAAAAAATCAAATGCTAAAACTTTCTTTATATCTAATTTGAATAAAAGAAAAAGTATGGCTAGTGCTGAAAAAACACCAGCTAGAACAAAAAATGCCATTGTAACCTCCTGATTTAATTATTAATTATTTGCTTGTTGCTATATATAATAAGCAAACAAGATGAATGTGTAAATGGTAATTAATGTGAATACAGTAAAAAACTTTACTAGATTAAACATAACAATCTCCGTTTGAGGCGATGGACCCCAGGATTCATCAGCACAAAAAATAGTGCCGAGAGGGACTAGCCCTCTCAGCGAGTGAGTGTTAAGCGAAGGACTCTTGATCCTCCTGTGGAACTTCTGCGAGTCCGGCTTCACGAGCGTTACGCCAGAACTGTTCGTCATCATTCATGTAGTCCTGAATGGTCAGGTTGTTACGAGCATAACGCTGACGGCGAACTCTGGGTAGCTCGGCAATGGGAGTATACGATCCCCAGTTAAGACCTGAGTCCGAGATGACCTTAGGTCTGACATTGTGGCGCATAGTGCGAAAGGCGTGCATGATCATGTAGTACTGACTACGCATAGACTCAAGCTGATCCTCTAGCTTGTCGATCTCAAGTTGCGTAATCTCAATACCCTGATGACCACGCTTGGCATCACGAAGCTCCCAACGCTTACGAGTACCTGATGTCTTGAGATTAGTAGCGATACGCTCAAACATCTGTGTCATCTGGTCAGCAAGCTTTGCCTTGGTTACGATCTCATAACTCTCATCGAACATATCGATCAGTGCCTGTACACGCTTGGCAAACTCTTCTGTCCAAGCTTCCATGTAGTCTGGCTTGGGTAGTGCATCCTTACGAATGCTGGTTGCGATACGATCCAGAATCTCTGGTGTCAAGTCATCCATAGTATAAGTCATAATGATTCTCCTAACGATTGATAATTGTATTCTTGATGGAATGGTATACTTCAGATGCGAACTCTGAATAAGACTTAGATGTCATACGATTGTTGTTCTTCTGTATTTCAAGAGTGTAATACCGGATCTGAGAAAGATGCCAGTCATATAACTCTTGAGGTAAAGAACTGTTATCTGAAATAGCATTCGTATGTATTCTCAAATGCTCAAACAAAGTATCAGCGATTTCATTGAAAGTATAATTATCCATAATGTTTCTCCTTGCGTCAAAGTGATGGGGATGATTAATACACCCCCATCTGATTTGCTTACTAGCTCCATTGTTGAGTTTGTGCCATCTCAGCAAGCTCAGCGGCACGATCAGTATCTCCAGACTCTAACGCCTGTCGTACTTCCCAATGTGACCATATCTCATCAAGCTCAGTAACTTGAACTTCTGGTAATGTAATAGGAAACTGAATTTCTGTAAGTAATTTAGGATCGATCATGTAAACCTCCATTTGATATAATCCACACATACACAATTGTATGCTTGGCGGCTTACATGCTAGGACTGGCAAATAGTCAAGCCCTTGCCCCAAAGGGGTTCCGAAACGACAATACTTCCAACCAATTCGTTGGAAGTATCCATGACCGAGAAAGAAAGCATAGACGGAAAGAGCAAGACAATCAGAACTACGAGTTGCAGGAAGGCTTTACTTTTTGTTGTTGTCCGTCGCAAACTCACCGTGCGTAAGCAAATTTGTGTGTGTGTGAAAACGGCCGATAGGCCGCCATTATCTTTGTTTGTCTTTCGAAAAGACAATCGGCTGTAAGGCCGAAGAGCAATGAAACTGCAACGCAACAAAGCAAAAGGGCTAGGGCTAGTCACGGAGCGAATAGCCTCTCTCGCCAAGAGAGAGCTTCGCGTAGGGACGACGACCGGGGGGACTGTTTCATGCTATTGACTGCCGAAGGGGGTTTTGTCTCCCTGAGAAAGTCAATTAGTACAAGGGCTTGTAGTATGTGACTTGACAGCCAAAACAGGAGTAGTTAACATCATTCCGTAGATAATCTGGATTGTGTTCAAATGGATAACAATATTAAAGCTAACAGTGATCAACAAGAGCGATACAAACAAGGGATCGTACCAATAGATGATATCGAGCGTGAAGCCCCAGCACTGAGACTACAGCACAAGAAAGTGACTGATGCTCAGGCTGAATTGGTTCATACGATCTTGCATGATGGTTGCAACCCAACAGAAGCGGCACAAAGGTTGGGTAGAAACAAGGCATGGGTGTATAATACGCTGAATAAACAACATGTTATCGAATATAGACAGGGATTAGCAATGAGTACATTGGGATGGGACGCCACACAAGCGATGGCGACAATGAGAGAATTGCTGAATGCTAAGTCACAACATGTGAGATTAGAAGCGGCAAGGGATTTGATGGATAGGGCTGGGTTTAGGGTAGACGCACCGAGAAGCACTGGCACTAACGTACAGATTAATTTCAACGTGGACTAGGGGGTCCCAAGATGAAATAGACTGTGTGTAGAGAGTGGGCTTAAAAATACGGACGCTGTCTTACCTATGAGGTAGATCACACTCACGATATTTGTTATAAGTAGTTTAATCGGAAAATATTTTTTTACATAGGAGTCGATTATGGGAAAGAGCGGTGGACCTAGCGGAGCTGAGAGAGTTAACTCCGAAAAGGCTAGGACTCAATTAAAAGCAAGAAAGAAATCTATTGAGGACAGCATTATTGGTAAGATTCCTAGTATGGCTAATGTTGCTGGTGGGTATAGCTTAAATAAGCAAATTAGTGATTTAGATGATGAAAAGAGTTACGCAGTTGCAGTTCCGGGAACATCTTTTGCCCCTCAAGGTCAGGCTTATACAGAAGCTCCGGGAATGAGGTCAAGTGCAGAAAAGGCATCAATGGGACTAGCAGTTGGTAGTGGGTTTGGCAAAATGACTGCAAGCCGTCCTTCTGGAAGTATTGGCAAGATTAGCGCAACTAAGCCACCGAAGGGTTCTGGCGAGGGTTACGTTGGGGATGTTGCTGGTGTCGTTAAAGTTGGCGAGATGTTTGGCATGGAAACCAAGACATTTACTGGCAAGACTGGTTATAGTCCTTCTGGTCAGAAAATGGATAGCTCAAAAGGTGGTGGTGGAAGCGCTTCTAAGCCAGTAGCCGCTCCTGTTGCAGTTGACACTACAAGTCCAAGCACACAATTAAGTGCGGCCGCCAAAGCTAAACTAGCTCAAAGTGGTGGATCATCTACTGACAGAAGATTGTTTGGATTGGCATGAACATAGACTACAAGCCTCCGGGAGAGGTGGCTAAGTCATTTATGAAAGACGAGTCTTTTGTGCGTGGCATAAGAGGTCCTGTTGGTTCCGGCAAGTCAGTTACTTGTTGCATGGAGATTATGCGTAGGGCGATTAAGCAAGAGCCTAATCAGTCAGGTGTTCGCAGATCAAGATGGGCTGTTATCAGAAATACAAATCCACAGCTAAAGACTACTACAATTAAGACATGGCGTGATTGGTTCTCTGATGAAATGGGGAAGTTTGTCTGGTCGCCACCTTATACTCACAATGTAAACATATCTTTGCCTGATAAGACTGCTGTTGAGTTAGAGGTTATCTTTCTTGCTCTTGATAAACAGGAAGACATAAAGAAGCTATTGTCTCTTGAGTTAACTGGCGTTTGGATTAATGAGGCTAGGGAAATACCGAAGAGTATTGTTGATGCGTGTACTATGCGTGTTGGCAGATTTCCAAGTATGAAAGATGGTGGTGCTAGTTGGGCTGGTGTCATTATGGACACTAACGCTCCTGATGAAACACACTGGTGGGGTATTATGGCTGGAGAAGTTCCTGTTCCTGAGTTCATGCCAGAAGACGAAAAGCTTTTGATGATCAAGCCTGATGATTGGACATTCTACTCACAGCCGGGAGCGATGACTGAAAAGAAGGATGAGAGTGGAAAGTTTATAGGTTACGAGCCTAATATGCACTCAGAGAATCGTAAGAATCTAAAGTCTGATTACTATGACAAGATCATTCTGGGTAAAGCCCCAAGTTGGGTTAAGGTTTATGTTATTAATGAATACCAGACTATTATGGATGGTAAGCCTGTATATCCGACATTTAGAAAGGAAACTCATGTTTCAGCGTCACCGCTCGAACCGCAAGACGGCAAGGAAGTTATCGTTGGCATTGACTTTGGCCGCACACCGTCGGCAATCTTTTGTCAGCAAATACACTCAGGAAGATGGACAGTATTCCATGAGCTTATCGGGCAAGACATGGGAGCCGGAAGATTCGCAGAAATACTTAAAAGAGACATTGCCAGAAACGGATGGGATAAGCACAGCTTTAAATTCATAGGTGATCCGGCTGGTAATCAGATGGCACAAACCAGTGAGCAAACTCCATTTATGATTATGAGGGCAAATGGAATTGATGCTAGGCCAGCACCATCTAATGATGCTAGTCTAAGAATAGAAGCAGTTGAATCTGTTGTTAACAGACTATCCGATGGATATCCTAGTTTGCTTATAAGCCCTACATGTACAGTTTTACTTGCAGGATTTGAGGGTGGATATCAGTATAAGCGCGTTTATCATATGGGTAACGAGAGATTTGAAGAGAAGGCTTCTAAGAATAGGTTCAGTCACATACATGATGCTCTTCAGTATGCAATGTTAGGGGGCGGTGAAGGTCGTAGAGTGATTGTAGGCACAGGAGGTCGTCCTACCCCCACAACCGTAGAAAGAGTTGGGAGTCCATTTGGGCGT